GAGCTTGTCCAGTTCTAGGTCTGACAGTTCCCCCAGTCCTTTTACCTGTGGCAGTGCGGCCGCTATCTTGTCAAACTCTGCATAACTTTTTTGTAGATTTTTTGCCGTTTGTGGATCAACATTCTTCATCACTTCCTTGGTCTGATCTCTGTTGGCCCTGGCCTGCTCTTTCTTATCCACTTCCTTGAAGGCCTCTTTGACGTTTGGTAAATTAAGTATGTCCTCTAATTTCTTTGTCATTATCGTATTTACTTACGTTTACCGTTATGGAATAATTGTTCTTCTGACACCACCCTAAACTTAATCCGTCTCTGTTTGGCGTAGGCATTTGCGGCTTCCCACTTGGCCATGTTTATGATTACCTGTTTCTTTTTGGCCTGACTACGTCCGGCGGATTCCATAGTGGTCTGACTCATGGGTTTGACTTCCACCATCTCGGCGTGTTTCCTGCCTTCCTTATCCTGATAAACTATGAAGAAGTCTGGCACATACACTGTGTACTTGCCCGTGAATGGATGTCTGTAAGGTATCTTTATGGATTCACTCGCCCACTGGTACACGTTGGGGTGTTCGTCGCATAATCTCATGAATGCGTGTTCCCAACTGGATCTGTATGTCGGTGTCTTGGTGCCTACATATTTCTCCGCATTCTTAGGAGAGAACTTGCCCCTAGCGAATCTCGGAATCATTAGTCTATGATGTTCCTAGATACGGTGTCTTTCGTGATCAGGGTTTGTCTCACACCCAGCCTGCTGGACTTGTATCTGTTGGCGTTCAGTATTATGGTGATCAGTTCTGACAACAGTGCCGGTGAGGCGTAGGTCAGTTTGTCTAATATCTCTTGTGGCTTGATGTCGTCAATCTTGGCCTGTGACATGATAGCATATGCCGTTGACTCAGCCGCTGTCCTCGAGAAACCCCTCTTGACGAAGAACGCTATGGTGCTATCATACTCGCCCACATTGAACTGGTATTCTGTTTGATAGTTTGTAGTGGTCAGTTTTTCTATGGTCTTGTCCAACTCGTCTTTCTGCTTTGGTGGTAGATTGGTGTAGAATTCAGCCATTATAAATTACTCTTTTCTGTTGTTATCTCGACATTCTGTGTCTGTCTGTTAATTTTAATATAACCTTCCGTAACAAGTTTTCTGATATCAGTTATTACTTTATTGGTATAGACATTTTTTGTTGAATTTGATGAACCTGCGTATTCGACATCAGACTCTGCCACGGTCAGCCCTTTACGTGAACCTATGTCTTTGTAGTAGATACTGGATGCTATTTGATCCCTTATGTTAGTGTCGTTGGACACTAAATTAAATGCTTCATCTGAGGTTAAGAAATTAACAGTATCTAGCGTTGGTGAAGTTATCACTGTTGTGTTTGCTTTATTTTTATTGTCTGCGGTGCCTTTGGATGTTGCCAACACCGCCCCTGCCGCCAATGCACCAACTGAAAACGACGCTATGGGATTAGTAATTGTACTAGCTTGTTTACCAATTTCGAGTATCCCGTCCTTGGCTATACCTTTGAGCTCTTCCTTGACATCTTTCTTCTTGATCTTTTTAGCGTTATTATAGGTGTTCGACGCTGAAAGTATTGCACCTAGAATGTTTCCTGATTGCACATTTTTTATAACTGAACCTATGCCATCCACAACACCTCCTGGACCAAAAATACTGTTGGTACCACCGCCTAACACGGTCAGCGGAGAAGGCGAGTTGTCATAATGCACAGTTGCAAACCCAGGTATGTCACCTCTGTTAACAATACCCGTGCCATATACTACTGTCTCATAAAGAATTTGCATAGTGTTACTCATAACCCCCGCTCCATCGGCTTGGTCCAGATTGTCATGACTGAATGATCCTATAACAGGGTTGATCAAACTCATCGAGGTAAATCTCTGCTTGTGTAGGCAAAATATATCAATTCCCTTGAGGTAAGGTTTCTTCCTTTGTTTTGGGGTATCCAGTCCAAACTTCGTCGTAGTCCGCTTGTCCCCCCAATCATAGTAATCGTCCTTTGTGTTTGAAATTGTTAGATCATTATTCATTCCAACAGGATCCGCTATGTTGTACTCGTAGTACTTCTTCCAGAAAGCGTTCACGGTGTCCGCGTGGTCATCATGGAAAGTGATGTTCACAGGTTCGTATGCAATACGTGTTGTGGTGTACATCTTCTTGTTGTACTGGGTCTTCTCCTCCATGCTCATGTTGTACTTAGGTAGATCACAACTCTTGACCAGCATGTTTAGTTCGTACCTCTCGTTGGCATTGAACCCGTCAACGAATAGTGTTTCGTCCGTGTTGAACACCACGTGGAACAGGAACTTCTGTTTCGGCATCAACTTGTAGTTGTCGTCTATGTACAGTCTCGATGCGTGTTGGTAGTCCTTCATCCCGGGCAAGCCGTCTTGGAAACCTTGTAGTAAGTTGTTAATGCTTGGCATATGCGTATTTATGGCCACAAAAAAAGCGCCATATAAAGGCGCTTTTGATGTTTATAATTGCTTGTTTGATTCTTACTGTCCACCACCAGTACTTAGAGTACCAATAGTTCTCGCGACTGCCGTTCCAATTCCAGTTCCTTGTGGAGTCTGGATGGCGTTGTCGTATCTGATTGACATCGTGATGGTCACTGGTTCTGAAGTTTGGTATGCTAAAGTATTGTAGTTAACGTTCTCAACATATGCACCGTACAACTCAAATGTTTCTAACACGTTTGGTGTGCTGGCGCCGTTACCACCATCTAGCATTTCAATCCTTGCTGTGAATTTGTAGTCGATGCCTGATGCCGCACTTGACTGTTCAAAGAAGTCAAACTGTTTCTGTATCTGCTCACCGACCAGTTTGGTCACTGAGTTATTCACGTCATCCCTCAATGTGATCGTGATTGGATCCCAAGTGTGTTTGCCCGCAACGTATACTTTTGAGTTGTACACATCTAATGTTACTGTGTCAAAAGTAAGGTTCGGTCTTGTGATATCCATCACCTGTTTGGTTAGTTCTGATCTCGGTGTTGATACTCCAAAATTCTCCAGGATCGCTCTGAAACGATACTGTAGTTTTGGCATCAACAATCCCTGTGATGCTGAACTCTGATCGTTCGCTAGTGGTACTGTGAATTTTGATAAAGTTGATATTGCCATCTGTTTCTCCTATTTATTCAAAATTAGTTCCCCAATTTTGCGATTTCTCCTGTGTTTTTGATTCTCAACGGAATGTAAATGAACTCAACCGATTTCACTGGTTCGATCGCTATGTCCACGTACAGTTCGTTCCTGTCTATCCTGGTAGGTGTGTTGTTTGTGTTATCACAAACTACTAGGAAGTCGTATAACGCTCTCTGACCAACTAGCTCTAACAAGAATGATTCGATCGCACCCTTGATCTCGTTCCTTGTTAACTCGTCGTTTGGTTCAAATATGAAAGGTTTGGCGATTGCATCCAGTTGTGATCTCAGATACACTGCCAACCTTGAAACGTTGATCCTGTCCAATGCTGAACTTGACGCAGTCTTGGTCAAGTTACCAAAGTTCACGATGCCCGCTCCTGAGAAGAACGTGATCGGGTTCACTTTGACTTCATGCATTGAGTCTCTCACTGACTCCGTAACAGATATTGTTTGGAATTCACCACTTGATGAATCTATGTAACCAACCGATGTGGCGTTGTCCACGATGCCTCTCCTTGTACCCGCCGGTGCGAACCATGGGAAAGCGATGTTGTCGTTGTTGGCCAATGTCCTCATCATCATGTGTGATGCTGGAACCACGATCGATTTGCCTGTGTTGTCTGTGGTCAATCCTGATGGGTAGAACACTCCCAGGTAATCACTCGAGCTCACAAGTCCGTCCTCACCGTTGTCCAGTGCTGACGCTGTGTTGTTGGCCCAGTTCTGTATCGCTGTGGATGTGCCTGCCAATCTTAGAGGTGTGTCACCTACCACGAACGCTGTGTTGTTCCTGTCGGTGTTTAGGTTGATCATGTTCTGTATCACTTCTGGATAACCAGGACAAGCGATCACGTTGTAACCTCTTTGGTCTTCCCTGATTGCTTGGTTAGTGTCTATCTCTGATTTAAGTTGTTGTACGATCACTTTCCTCTGTGCCTTCCTTCCGAAAGAGCCGGAGCCGTCCGCGTTGTTGCTGGACTTGGTCACCCATCTGTCTGGGTAGTATGATGATACAGACTCGTTGCTGTATCTGATGTTACCCAAACCGGTTGTTCCGCTTCCTGGGTACTTGGTCGTTGTGATGTAACTGTTCTTGTACTCCTTGACGTTGTAGCCAGATCTCCTAGTGTTCCATAACAATATGCCCTGTGGGTACAAGTCTGGATTTGGAGCATCTGGATCTAGGAAGTCATCACTCAATAAGTTCTTGATTGTTGATGGTGTTCCCGCCGCGGTCGATGTGCCCGCCGCTTTGTCAGTTGAAGTGTGCCATCTGGCGTCCGCGAAAACTATACCGTCCTCTGTGGTCTGGTCTGCTTTGTCGATCGCCACCCACGCCGCACCGGTTGTGGTCACTGCCACTTGGTTGGCCGTGTTGCTTGAACTCAGTGTCGCCGCTGTGTTGTATTTGTAGATCTTTGGATAGTTCTCAAGGTCGCTTGTGTCAATCCATAAGTCGTTGTCAACTAGAGCAGTACCATCTGACTGTGTGGTCGGTGCTGTCGCTGAGAACTGTGGACCATTTGGATCGGTCGAGCTGTAGACTTGAGCGTAGC